TTCTGAAGTGCAAATGGTAATTTGTACTTTGGTGGTTGATTGACGATGTCGCTAGTAACAAGGAGGACTGCCATGCAGCCTGACACTATTACTATTGCGTGTGACGTTTTGAATAACGGCACAACAGAGAACCACGTTTTTACACGGTACCGAGAAGAGGGCTTGAGAAGCACCTATATCGGCCCGAACCACTCACCTATGGCTTTTGACATGCTTAGCCTTACAGCTAACACGCCGAAACCATCCGGAAATTTTCCGGGGACCCAAAAATCAACATTTAAAAGGTCCAAACAGTTTACTGTGGTGGGTGTTAATGGCGAGAATGTTGTCTTGCCAGCAATCGTGGAAGTCTCCTTCTCTATTCCCTCGGGTGTTTCGGTAGCGGACCAACTGGTATTACGCCAGGAGGTTCTAAACCTACTCGACCAGGACGCTCTCATGGTACCGCTTAATAATCTCGGTGTTATCTAACCGAGCAGCGGTGGAAAGCTTATGCTAACCATTTACCTAGCCATTATCAACGCTATAAACGTGTTGGTAGTGGCTGCGAAAGGAGGAATCGAATTATGGAATATAATCAGATCCCTGGGAAAAAGATCAAGAAGGGTAAAAAGGAGACGGTGAGACGCGGAGATAGATACCGCATAGCCATGCCAGAAGATTATCCCTGGCAGGTGATCACCGCCCTAAAGACCGATTTGGAGCACCAACTACCCGAGCAATTTTATTTAGATATTGGTCGTGTCATAAGAAATCGTGACACGGCCGGATTGCTTAGGTTGGTTGATGAGTGGAGTCTACAGAGTATTTCGACGAAGCTTCATGGTTATTCTACTGATGCGATATCAGCAGTGTACCAGGTCTCCTCGCTATTGAAGCGCTTCAGGTTCGACACGGAAAAAAATGCCCGTGTTGAAGTCGCCGTAAAGAAATTTTACGACGCCGAGAAACAGTGCTGTGATTTTAACAAAAATTCGCAGCGATTAACTAAACTGTCTTCTTCCTGGGACCTAGCGGTATTGACTTACGCTAGGAACTTCTGCGCTACCGTACTGGGTGAAATACCCGATTGGTTTAAGATTAGTGACTGGTCTAGACATGGACCTGGGTCCACACTAAGTACACAAGATGGAGGTACATCCCTGTATCATAAATACTCGGAATGGCCTTACTCCTGTACTAAAGCGGCTCAAGTCTACGCCCGGCAACTGATAATTGACGACGAACGTTGGTTCGGAGCACTTCAAGACGACTATCGTCGGGTAATGGAAATCCCGATGTATATGCCGATTAATCTCGAGGTGTTCTGGAAAAATGTGATGTTGAATGTTAAAGGGAACCGTATTACAACCGTACCTAAGGACGCTCGTACTGAGCGAACTATTGCAATCGAGCCTACTCTTAACCTCATGTTACAACTTGGGGTTGACGGATTCGTGAGAAAACGTCTAAAGAGATTCGGTGTTGATCTTGATGATCAAACAATCAACCAGAAGCTTAGTCATTATGCTTCTCTTGATAGGTTTGGCGATACTTATGCCACAATAGATCTTAAGTCGGCTTCTGACACAGTGTCAGTTGGCTTACTGAAAATTCTGTTGCCTCCGTATTGGTTCGACTACCTCATGCACATCCGATCACCGAAAGGTGATTTCCAGGGTGTAGAGATTACTTATGAGAAAATCTCGTCCATGGGGAATGGTTTTACATTTGCAATCGAATCAACTATCTTCACTGCGATTATCAAAGCAGTGGGAAGAATGCTGAGAGGAGATTATGCTTTCAAGTTTGCCGTGTATGGTGACGATCTTATCGTCCCAGACTGGTTAGCTAGAGGTGTAGTCTGCTATTTGCAGCAGTTCGGATTTACCACGAACGTGAGTAAGACCTTCTTCGAAGGTCCCATACGCGAATCTTGTGGTACCGATTGGTTCAAAGGACAGAATATTAGGCCTGTGTTTATTACAGAAGTGCCGACCGATGTTAAGAGCCTGCTGTCAGATCGTAACAGACTGATGCGACGACTCTATCGAATTGGCATTTTCCATTCTAACGTTATCCGCTTGTTTGACAAGTGGATCCCTGCATCGGTTAAACAGATGCAAGGTCCATTATCCGAAGAGGAGTTTGATACATATATCCATACCCCGTACCCTTCAACAAGGTACAGGGATGGTGTTTGGCGGTTTACCCGTCTTGTGTATCATCCGGTGTCCGAAAGGGCGCCTTCGTTCTTCTTCAGGAAATTAATGGTGACGTTACGTGGACAAGACCTAAGTCTTCCCTGGCAGTGGTGGGAAACCACGCTACCAGTTATCGGCACAATGCCGAAGGAGGGTTCTGGAGGAAGTATGTTTGATGTCAGCCGACGTGGTCGGCAACGCTTAGGCGTATCTCCTGCTTCAACCAGTGTGTGGTTGGAGGATTA